GATAATCAGTTGCTGTATTGCCTTTTTCTAATTGTAATTTAACCGTGTAGTTATCAAATGCTCCAGCCAAACCAAAGTATAACCTTACATAATTATAAGTAAATGTATTAGTATAACCACTATCACTATTAACGGTTGCAAAAACTGCTGTTGTTCCACTATTAAATGCTAATAAAATGTTATTATTAGTAATCGTTTTAGTTCCTGATATTTCAGTTAATTTAATAGTATAAGTATCTAATTCGTTTGTCCCAATAGAAACATTTGTTGTATTAGTTGCTTCATTAAACGAACCATTAAAAATCAAATAACCATTATAGATATTATAATCTAATGTATATGTGCTATTAATAAGCCTATAAACGCCGTTACCTAAATACTCTTTATCTTCTAAATCAGGACTTGCTAAATTAACAATATCTTGATTTTGTTCTTGTGCTTTAACTTGTTTAGTAAATATATTATTAATTAACCAAAAACCAACAAACATTATAGTTAAAAACAATACAAAACCTATTATAGCATTAATTATTTTTTTATTTCTAATTTTTACCATCTTTTCCACCCCGTAATTTTAACAAACACTTTCTTTATTATTTTATAAACAATAACAACAAAAATTAATGTGTAAAACACACTAAAAAACAAAGTTAATAAATCAAAACCATTAGCATTTAATATAGGTGTATCACTAAACAAAACTAAATTAATATCATAATCAGTTAAAGACTTTTCAGCCACATTATCAATTATAGTATTAATAAGACCAACAGTTTCACCCGTTATAGTTGAAATAAACAACCCAAAACTACTAACAAGCCATTGTATGAATCTTTCCATTTTTAACCCCTTTCTTTAATAAATAAGGCTACCATAATTAAATGATAGCCACATAAAACTATGCTCTTATCAATTTTCTAATCCAATTGACAACGAACATAACTAAGAATAGACCTAAGCCAATGAATAGGATTGTTCCTAAAAATGTTAATGAACCATCATCATAAAATGCAGTTGTAAGTTCAGTAAGACCATCAACAATCACAGTCCAAAATGCTTCAGCAAAACCTGTAATTACACCAACAATTTCAGTAACCATTAAAACACCCCCTTTCATTAATTTATTTTATTCTTTTTCTATTAAACCTTGTTCTATCATTAAATTAATAATTTCTCTACCAGTGAAGTCATTAGGTCTTAATTGTATTTTAATACCATTATATTTGACATATATATTATACACCTTTTTGACTTCACCTGTATTCTTATCTAAATATTCATTAATCTCATAAAATAACATTATTATTCACTTCCTTTCTTTTCTTGTTCTAAAACATTAATTACTTGTTCCATTAATTCTAATGTTTGTTTTAATAAATCTTTAGTTTTTTGTTCCAAACTATCTAATTGTTTTTCAAATTCTTTCATTTTTATTCACTTCCTTTCTTTTATCGGCTTAATTTAGTGAGCCACCCTTAATTCATATATAGAATAGCATAATATTTTTATATTATCAAGACATTTACTTATTATCACATAATTTCACATATTCTTATTAGTTATTACTTTTATATAAAACCAATCTTTAGAACCTTTATTTATTATTATATGATTATTGTTTTTTATTGCGTTTAATATATCAACTTTTTTAGCTTTTTCTCTTATTATTTTTTTAACACCGCGTGATGTGGAATATATTTTTTTATTTATTTTAATTGTATCACCTTTTTTCCAATCAGTTAAATATTTAGAAAAATAAAATCTTAAACTATCATAATTATCAGCTCTAACATAATCTAATTCACAACGACCAAGACCCCATGTTTTAATTAATTCTCTTTCACTCATATTTATTATTTTACCATAAGTAAATAAAATTATATGATAATGTATTGCTCCCCTTTCTTGTAACTCTTTAACGCTTATATATTCAAAATCGCCATATTTATTTCTTAATTTTCTTATAAACTTTTTAAACTCTATATCACTTATATTATAATCTTGCATATTTTCTTTAAATGTTAATGTTAAAATTAAATCGTTAAACTCTAAATTGTTATCTATAATACTTCTTATATTTCTTGCCGACCTTTGTAAATTATCTAATCTTTTTACATTATCTTTATCATTTTTCTTTTTAGGTGTATTATCATTTTTTTTAGTTATAACATATTCTATTATATCGCCTTTTATCTTTTTGGTATAATTTAATTTAGTATCATATAATAATATATAGCGTAAATCCTCATACATAATATAACCTCCAATGTTCTAATGTGACGCCTATAACAAGGGGGGCGCCACACGACATCCCCCCTTGTAATAACCCCCCCAACACATAGCCACCTTAAATTATTTCAAAGCCGACATAATGCGTTGTTAATTTTTCGGCGCTTTTTCATTAAATACTACTTGATGGAAATACCTTGTATCATAATTAATATTTTTCTTTAATTGAAAAATACGACCATAACGAATATTGCCGTGTTGTGCTTCATAAACTTCTTTTGTTGCTTGTCCTGCTGTCAATAAACCATGTTTTAAAGTTTCGTTTACTACACCTTTAGCCTTAAAAGGTAAAAGACCATTCACAGCACTGTTATTATTTTCATAATAAATATATTTAGTCGTGGAAAAAAACCTAATTAATGGTATAGCGTTCCACAACCAACCAAAACCATAAGAGTTTATGGCTTTAATAGCAAAATCAGTTTGTAATTCTCTTAATAATTTATAAGGTCTATTAATATCTTGAGTTGTAATAATCATATACGCATCGTATAAGTGTCTATTAATAGGGAGCAAAGCACTTAAAGATGGATAAAACTTCTTAAGTTGATTATCCATAAAATTAGGTGCATAAACGCCCACATCATCCCAATAAACATTTACTTTTTCAAACTTTTCAACTTTTTTAACTATTTGAATATTATTATTAATAAAATTTTCAGTAGTATTTGGAATAATACTGTCTATATATTCTTTAATATCAATTAACTCAGTTTTTTTATTATATGGAATATTGCAAAAGTGCTTATTATTTCTATCAGTATTAATTCTTTTATTAAGCAATAAGCCTTTACCTTTACCACGACCACCAAAAATGATTCCATTTCCTACTGCTTGACTTTCAAACTTTTTATTTTTAATAAAAGCATAAATACCAAACAACAATAAACCTATACCAAGTATAACTAATATAATAGGATATAATAAACTAAATATTAATAACATACCTAAAATAGTAAAATATATTGTTTTTTGTAAAAAATCTAATTCTTTAAAATCTTTTATATATTGTTTAATCATGTTTATCACCTTTCTTAACCTAATGGAATTAAAGACTTAACAACCCATAACACCAATAACAACGCTATTCCAACACCTATTAGTTCAATTGGTGAATACTCTAAAGTAATATTAAACCACCCACCAATTAAAGGAATATCGCTTAATAATGGAACATCTATCTTTATAGGTTTACTTAACCAATTCCAAACATAGCCGATTGCATCTATTAAACCAATAGCCATATCATAAATACTTTTAATAAAACTATTCCATACCATATTAATCCCCCTTTCTCTTACCCAATATAAACGCTATAACACCAAACACTAAAGGCACAGCAATAATCGCCCCTATATGAATATTAGGTAATAACTCAATAGCCAATAAAGCACCTAAACCATCAAAAACCGTAGTTAATAAAGCGCTAAAACCTGTTGCGTCAGTTTCATTTAAACCTTTTTGATAACCAAGATTATAACCATCTTGTCGACCTATTGAGAAACCAACATCAAAACCAGCCTCATAACCAACATCAAAACCAGCCTCATAACCAACATCATAACCAAGATTATAACCAATGATTTCACCGTCTTGACGACCTATAGGCAAACCATAATCATAACCAGCATAATAACCAAGATTATAACCATAATCATAACCATAATCATAACCATAATCATAACCATAATCATAACCAACATCATAACCAGCATCATAAGACTTATCCTTTTCAAACTGTATATGTTGTTCTAATGCTTGTATAGGTACTTGATAATCAGTTGCTGTATTGCCTTTTTCTAATTGTAATTTAACCGTGTAGTTATCAAATGCTCCAGCCAAACCAAAGTATAACCTTACATAATTATAAGTAAATGTATTAGTATAACCACTATCACTATTAACGGTTGCAAAAACTGCTGTTGTTCCACTATTAAATGCTAATAAAATGTTATTATTAGTAATCGTTTTAGTTCCTGATATTTCAGTTAATTTAATAGTATAAGTATCTAATTCGTTTGTCCCAATAGAAACATTTGTTGTATTAGTTGCTTCATTAAACGAACCATTAAAAATCAAATAACCATTATAGATATTATAATCTAATGTATATGTGCTATTAATAAGCCTATAAACGCCGTTACCTAAATACTCTTTATCTTCTAAATCAGGACTTGCTAAATTAACAATATCTTGATTTTGTTCTTGTGCTTTAACTTGTTTAGTAAATATATTATTAATTAACCAAAAACCAACAAACATTATAGTTAAAAACAATACAAAACCTATTATAGCATTAATTATTTTTTTATTTCTAATTTTTACCATCTTTTCCACCCCGTAATTTTAAC